ACATCAAGGTTAGTAGTGCCGTCTACGTCTATGTCGCCTGAGATGTCTAGGGATGTTGCCGCTACTTCGCCCGTGACCGAAATGCCTGTAGCTGTGGTTTCAAGTTTTTTTCCAGAATTATAATATAAATTTACAGCACCACCTGCATTAGCAATAATCATATTATTACCACTTGCATCTTCTAACTGTATATTTGTAGCTTGTACAAAAAGGTCACCAGTTCCAGTTTCAGCAATTATACTGTTACCGCCTGAATGATGATAAATCTGTAAATCCGACCCACTTCCAAATATTGCTTTAGAATTATCAGCAAACGTAATGTCATCGCCAGTACCTACTGCAATGTCTGTACCACCAGTAGCATTACTCAGTGCAAGTATTTCTGCAAATGTATCAACCGTGTCCTGTTGTGCATCTACATAGGCTTTAATGGATTGTTGAGTCGCTAGAGCGGTTGCGCTGTTACCTGACATATCATCTTGGTCGAGGATGTCTGTGACTGTTACAGACCCAGTACCTGACAAGCCATCAAACTCTACGTTGCCGTTGACCGTTACTGCGGCAAAGGTTGGAGAGTCAGTTGTTGCAACGCCTTGGTTTAATGCTTTGACTGACGCAATACTAGTCAGCTCTGAGTCCATCAAGGCACCAGCGGCAGTAACATTGGTTGTGTCTGTTACGTCTGCTGAGGCTTCTATAGCATTTAGCTTTGTGTGGTCTGCATCTGTAAAGACATTAGAGTCAGAAGCAGATTCAACTAATGTTCTAATTTCTGATGCTGTTTGATCTGCGGTTGCAGAGGCTTCAATACCATCAAGCTTTGTACCATCAGTAGCTACATCACGACCATCTACTGTACCGCCTACTGTAATATTTCCTGTAGCGCCTACGGTTGTAAATGATCCTGCCGCCGCACTAGAGCCTCCAATAACAGTACCGTCTATTGTGCCGCCATCAATGTCTGGAGTATTTACATCAGGAGAAGTAAGAGTTTTATTGGTTAATGTCTGTGAGCCTGTAAGCGTAGTTACAGTAGAATCTATTGCAAGTGTTACGCCATTGCCGCTTGCAGTAGAATCAATACCAGTGCCGCCCAATACACTTAAAGCTTCAGAATCTAAATCAATTGAAATGCTTGAAGAGCCATCAGTCAGGTCTAGGTCTTGTGCAGTAACCTGTGCGTCTACATAAGCTTTGATGCTTTGTTGAGTTGCAAGGGCTGTAGCACTATTGCCTGACATATCATCTTGATCTAAAATGTCTGTAACTGTAACTGAACCTGTTCCTGATAGACCGTCAAATTCTATAGTTCCATCGACATCTATATTGCCGCCAATTGTAAGGTTGCCTGTAGCTGTGAGGCTATCAATGTATGCGTCTTTAAAGCGCAGAACATTTGTACCCAAATCTACATCGCTATCTGTAACTGGATATACTACACCGTCTTCAATGCGTACTTGTTCTACGGCACTGCCACCTACTTCTACATAAACACTCCAACGATTGTTAGAGCTATCAACAACTATTTTATTATTAAAATCTTGGTCGCCAATTGTATGAATATTACCGCCTTCGCCTGCTCCACCATCGTGTTGGTGTCCTGTAGTGCCTGTACTTGCATAAGCAAAAGCAGAAACTAGTTGGTTATATTCTGTATTAAAGAGTGACGCTGTTATAGTATCGCCATCTGTAAGTGTGCTTTGTCTAGTGTAGCTTGTTCCTGCCATTTGGGTTATCTCCTACCTGATGGGATGTAATTTATATATAGACCGTTAATTGCATAGGGTGCTTTTTGATCAGAGCTACTAATTCTAAAGTTGCATACTGATCCACTACCTTGTACTGCTTGTCGCAACATTGGATCATTACTAGCTCCAAATATTGCTGTTCCAAATATTGCTGTGCCAAAAAGGGCAGGCAATGGAACAGAATCTAAAATATAATCTGCGGGTTGTGGTATGTCTGTATCTTCATAGTCATACCGCACTCTTAGTGTTGGTTGTACTTCTCCTTCTGGAGTAATAGAAATCTTTGCATAATGTAAAGTCTTTCTAGTTCCTATGTCACCAAAGTCATAATTAGGCGTTTGATAAATTGCATTAATATCAAATACAGTTCCAGAAGCTGTAAAGGTATCGCCTGTGTCGTGGTTATATACGTATCCTGCGCCATCTCCGTGATATTCTTTTTCTATGCCATTTGAATCAAAACCTGTAGTAAACCCTACTGCTTGTATTCCTAGTGTTTCTGACCACTCAAAGCCATTAGGTGTTAGTGTACCTATAATTCCTTTTGATACAGAGCTTGTAGCACCGTCAACACTATAAAACAAACGATACTGGGACTTGCTTCTTAGTACTGCGCTTGTAATTGTAAAGCTATTTACAGCTAAAGCTATGCTTGAAATAATAGATTGTATTTGACGACTTACTGAACCTAACTCAACGTCACCAATACGTGATGTACCTGCAACAGATCGAATGCCATCAGGACTAAGAAATACTAAGTCACCACCAATTTCTTGAATACTATGAGAACTTAAACAACCTACGTTTTGAGTAACAGGAATAACAGCAATATTATTAGAGTCATTTATATTTATAAGTTTATGTATGCTGTTTCTGCAAAATATAATTAAATCATCACGAAAGCTTTTTATGCCTACTACTTGATCGGGCAGTACAATGCTTCCTGAACCAGTACCCGAAAAACTACTAGGGTCTAAGTTTGTACTATAAAATACTGTATTTTTAGCTGTAGGCGCTCCTGCTACAATTAAATGTTTGTCGTGTATTGCACAAACTTTTGGAGCAATAGAGCCGCTTACTGTTACTTCTTCTGCAAAAAATGTTCTAGTTGTTAAGTTTCCTGTTCCTGTCATACTAAACAAGAAAGGCTTGTTTGCTCCGTCTGTAATTACTAGTTGTCCGTAGTCGGTGTTACCTTCAAAGAGTGCAAAAGTTACTTGACCCTGTGAAGTTCTTGCATCTATACTACGGCCTGTAAAGGCTGTGTAATTATCTCCTGAACCTGCAACACTTGCTCTGTTTAGTTGAAGCCAAGTGCTTTCTCCGTCTTGGCTAAAAAAGATTCCATCGCCTGAACAAACAACAAGCCCATCAGCATATACTGTCATGCCTAGTATTTTGTTAGCGCTATTTGGTCTAGTATCACCAAAAGCTGTGTAGCCATTTATTCGCCTATAACCGCCATCAGGATCAACCTCAAAGTTTGTAAGCTTTGTAGCTAATCCCGGCTGAGCGAGCATTTCAAGCTGATTCAGGTTAGTATTTAACCCACCTTTGCATGAAATACCAAAGGGTTGAGAAGCGGCCATTAAATAAGTCTCATCCTGTCATCTTTAAAGTAAGAAGGCGTAGGCTCAATAAGATTAGAGCGCATACTACGCATTCCTTTTTTATAGTCATCAAGCGCAAATGCGGCGGCTTGAGGATTTTCTTTAAACTGCCAAATGTAATATCTTGCTCTAGCTAATAATACAGATGTATACATTTCTGGAAAAACTACTGTGTCTGTAGAGTTTGTTAGTTTTGTTGGCAAGTTCCATGCAAAAAACCAGACGCGATAAACTTTGTCTGGTATAGGGCTGAGTCCAAACTTTCGTGAGTCTGGGCTTCTAATAACATTGCTAGGCTCACCATAGTTTTGTGAGTCAGCATCGTCTAAATTTTCTGAAACTCTTCGCGTATCTTTCCACTCTTCGGTTGTTAAAAATCGCAAGTTTCTTGAGGTGTAAGGAGTTGTTTCGCCTGAAACACCTACTGTTGTTAAATAGAAGTTGTCCCAATCTATTGAACTATAATCTGTTGTAATGTCTGAGCTTGAAGGCTTTAGCTCATAAAATCTTGTGCCTGCTACTGTTTCTACGTATACATTGCCATACATTGGATCAGTTGTGCCACTTTCAGCTACAGAAAGAAAAGGCCATTGAGGTTCTTGATTAATAATATCAAAGTATCCTCTGTTTAAAGAATCTTTAACGTGTTGTTGTACACCTACAGCCCCTGCAAAAGTTGCAGTTGTGAGAGTGACTTCATTAAGCTCTCGCAATAGTTCGTTAGTTAAATCAAGATAGGATGTAGCCATAAATTATTTCGCCTGTGTGTTTTTCTTTTTACCAAATATAGCATCGTAGTTTTCATCATACTTTTTTTTATTTTCAGATTTGTAAAAACTTCCTGTGTCTCCAAGTATTTTTCCGCGTGGATTAGCTGAAATCATCATTGGTTTTTCATTTGTTCCTACTTGTGGCATATATACTCCTTAAAAAGATTGGGGGTGTATTTCATCCCCCTTTCTTATGCTTCTACTTAGTCGATACCGTAGAATGCAGATACTAGTGCCTCTGGACGTAGTACTTTAGCTCCATAAACATGCAAGCCTCGTACAATATCACCAAAGCTATCTGGATCACGGATGACCTCAGTGCTAGTGATAGTCTGTGCAGTAGCACAAGCTGACATGTGACCCGCTACACACTGTCCTGCCGCATTAGATGTGGCCGCAATGTTGTTAGTCTTGTACATGTCGAATCCTCGCAACTTACCAGTTGATACTAGGCCGTTTCGGATTGAACCTTGTCCGGCGTTGAAATCAACAGAAAGTAGCTTAGAAGAGCTTTGAACTAGAACTTCATAGAACTCAGGGTTAGCTAGGAACCAACGACCTTCTTCTGGTACGTTCTGCTCGTCAAGTAGACGGGCCATACGAGAAAGAACATCAATTGGATCATGCTCACTTGAACCAAAACCAATATCCAAGTTACCAGTTCCGTCAAAAGTACCTTCCGCAAGGTCAGTAGCATTATCAGAACCAAGAATGTGGTTAGGGCTAGAAGCAGAAACACCTGCAATAATCTTAGCAATTACGCCTGCGTCAAATGCATCCTTCAAAGCGTAAGCCGCTGAAGAAGTCGCTACTTCTTTAAAGTTAACGTGAGACATAGAAGTTTCAATGTCGTCTACTTTAAATTTGAAAGCGTTAGCTACGTCTACAATGAGAGTAGTCTCTGCATCAGTCAGTTTAGTTTGAGTTACGTCTGCACCACGCTCATACTGGTAAACTGTAATCTCTGGCTCTTTGATGATCTTTACAGAGTCACCATAAGAAGCAATCTCACCTGCATAATCGGTGTTAGTAATTGCTTCCGCTACTGAAGACTTACGGAAGAAATTAAGAACCTTCTTAGAATAGATTGAAGGCATGAAAAAGGCATTAGTTTGCCCTGAAACAGAATTACCAAAGTTGCCGTTGGTATCTGTACTTTGTTCAAAAAGTTGATCTGATTGGTTAAAAGCCATGTTATGTTACTCCTAAAAGACAATAATTAAAAATTATCGCACTCGTCCTTCCATAATAGCTTGATCAATTTCAGCTTCATATTTATCAAAATCTCTCATGGACAACGAGGCAATTTCCCGTTGTGTCCATATCTTTGGTTCTTTAGCATCTACACCTGTTGTTTTGGTAGATACAAAGTCTGCCGCAGATTTGGAAGATTGTGACTTTGCTGACTTCTGCTTTGTATTTTTAGCTAGACCATTTTCTAATTTATATAAATCAATAGCTTTGATGGCTAAATTAACATTGTTTGGGTTATTATAAATCCAATCCTGAATTGCTTCGGGTTGAGTTTCTGCCCAGTTATGAAACTTTTCATCGCCTCGTATATCTTCAAAATCGGGGTGCTGTGCGTGTAGGGCTGATTCAGCTTCTCTACGTGCAATAGCGGCCTCTCTTTCTTCAATAGCTGAGAGCTTACTTCTGATTGCTTCGACTTGTTGTTCGCTTTGTAAGTGTGCAACAGTCTCTACAGTTTCATATAGATCAGGATATTGTTCTCTAAACTGTTCTAGGTCTTCGACACTTTTAGGCGGCGCATAAGTAGGTTCGCTACTTTGTGCCATTGCCCTTAGTTCTTGTTCCTTCTGTTTAAAGGACGCTACCTTCTCGTCATAATGTTTTTTTAAGTCATCGTATCTTTTTTTATAATTAGTATTTTGTTTTCCTTGCTTGGGGGCTTCAGTAGACTCTTCGTCACTGGAGGTGGCCTTTGTAGGTCTTTCAAAATATAACCCGTCTGCGCTTCCTGAGTTTGTAGGTTTTACATCCTCATGCCAATCTTTTCTAGCATTATATGGATTTGCTTCTGGTTCGTCTATCATTTCACTTGCAGTTGTCATTGTCACTCTCCTTTTGGGGCTTGCTAGTCTTTCAAGGTGGCTGTACTGTTCGCGTTTACAATACAGGGTCTTGATACTTCAAGGTGGCCTCTAGGTTTAAAAATGATAAGGGGTCTATAAATAGAGTAGCCTTATCGCGATCTAATGCTTGGCATACGATTAGAATTAATCATTTGTTTTTTGATTTCTTCTTCTTCGTCAGCATACATACCTGCTCGATTATCTTCGAGCTTGTCGTCTACCATACCGCCAAACGCTTTCTTCATGTAACCGCCGTCATAAGCACGTTCAGCATCGTCCATCATAATTTGAAGCTTATCTGCGCCTATTTGATCGGTTGCTTTTTTGGTGAAAACAAATTCACCATCCGATAACCTTGCGGGAATCGAATCTGATACTCCAGTGCCAAGGCCTTCTACTTCGCCTTCGCCAGAGAATTCTCCTGCTACATCCATGACTTTATCAAAGATGCCGCTTAAACGCTCATCACCATCTAGAGCATTCATTAAATATTCTTGATCGTCTTGATCTAAAGATTCATCAAGTACGTACTCTAAGTACTTATCTTCCATTTCATCGTCTGGAAGCTGTGAAGCTTTTGCTTCTGCCAT